GGGTGGTCCATCAGCACGAAATCCTGATGATGGTTTCGATGGCAATGACCGACGAGCGTTCAAGGTTATTGAGGTTGACCCAAGTTTTGGTGATGGATCGATAAAGTTTGTGGATCATGAACTATATTATCATTTGTCATTGGAGCTGTTTGGAAAACCGATAACGACACATAGCGTTGACAATTTGAAGCAAGTCTCAAAAAGATTCTTGAGCAAGTACAAGATGTCACATCTTGATGGTTTTGCCGTGTCCATGATGATCAAGCACACAGTCTTGGCTGCCATGATTCCCAGTAAGGATGACTTGGACAATTTGCAAGATCTAGGCAAAAACCGCAACGTTAAGAACATCCAAAAGATGAACGACTTCATCCGTGAAGGTCAGGTCAAGAAACGGCGGGGTTTAGGATTTCTCCCCGATAAGATTAGAAAAGTCCTACCAAAAGAATAACGCGATCGCTTGCCAGCGGTCTGTCTGTGGAGTGTTTTGTCTAATGTTACAACAGAGGGTAGAGATGGGTCATACATCAGATTCACCGATGCTTTTCCGATGGGGAACTGTAAAATAAATAGGGCATCGTATTGTTATGTTGGCAACAAAATGCTCGAGGCCTCTATAGCTTATACCCATAACGGGTGTGGTTGTAATGAATATCTTGCCTTAAAACACAGACATCAAATGCAGACACTTGCTTTCACAATGGATCCCGACATCATGCTCCAACACCTGAACACGCTCATTGGAGAGTCTCGCTTGCAAGCCCAAAGCTTCACCTTATTAAGTCGACATGAAGTGGTCAACTCTTATGTTGGAAGGTGGAAGCGTAGGTACTTGCGAGCGATGCTTTCTTTGGAGGAATACCCTCTATGCAATGCAGACTTCAACATTAACATGTTTGTCAAACCTGACAAAGAAGATGCATTGCCTAAAGGGGGTCCTCGAGCTATTCAGTATCGTGGTGCCCGCGCAGCATTGGAAATGGCCAGATTCACTCAAAGTATCGAACATCAGGTATATGAGTTGAACGACGATCATGG